AGGCAAACGGAGTCAAACCAGTCGAGGAGGTAGCGTCGCGGCTGGCCAGTGGCGCGCTTATTCGTTTTCAGTGCGAAGGCGATGCTAAAGGGCGCAAGAACGGATGGGCCATCCTTTATCTTGACGAGCGCCCTGAAGGAGCTTTCGGAAACTATAAGCAGAACACCGGCACGCTTAAATGGAAAGCTAATGCCGACCGACCTGCCCTGTCTGCCGCAGAACGAGCAGAACTACACCGCGAATGGCAAGAAGCGCGCGAAAAGCGTGAGCAAATCCGTGTCGATGCCGAGAACCAGGCGGCGCTTGACGCTGCAGCGATGTGGCGCACCGCAAAGCCTGCCAGCATCGACCATCCTTATATCGTCGCAAAGAATATTGATGGCGCTGGCCTGCGCCAGAACGGACAATTGCTGCTGGTCCCGATGTGCGATCAGGAAGGCACCCTCTGGAACCTCCAGAGCATCGCGCCGGACGGGACCAAGCGCTTCCTGCGCGGAGGCAGGATCAATGACTGCTTTGCCCTGATCGGCAATTTTAACGGCGCGACAGAGGCCGTCATTGTTGAGGGCTTTGCGACCGGCGACACGGTGCATCGCGCAACCGGCCTTCCGGTCATCGTCACATTCAATACCTCGAACATGCCGCGCGTTGCCCGTCTGTGGGCTGAACTGCGGCCAGACCTTACATACACTGTCTTTGCGGACGATGACGAGCGCACGGCGCAGGAATTTGTCGCGCGAGGGCAACCTTACAAAAATCCAGGCATCGAAACAGCAGAGGCCGTTGCCGCCGAGATCGGTGGATACGTCGCTTACCCGCTGGGCAAGCCGCAGAGGGGGGCAGCGTGACCGTGTCCGACAATTATGACGCAAACGACGTAGCGCAGAAGATCGGCATCGATCACGTTCGCCTAGCCTTCCAGCAGCGCGTTAGCACCCTTCCCCCATTTGCGCCCTATAACGAGCCGGACGAAGATCGCCCCGTGCTCAAGGCCAGCGCCTTCAAGTGGCGCGCAGAGGCCGACATTCCGCCCCGCAAGTGGCTTTATGGCCGGCACCTTATCCGAAAGTTCCTAAGCGTCGATGTAGCAGCCGGTGGCATCGGGAAATCCAGCGTCAAGATCGTCGAGGCGCTGGCGATGGCTGCTAACCAGCCTCTGCTAGGCAAGGAGGTGCATGAGGGACCGCTGCGCGTCTGGCTCTACAACCTTGAAGATCCCGACGAGGAAACCGAGCGCCGCCTTCACGCTGCCGCAAAGCACTATCAGATCGCGCCTGAGGATATTGGCGACCGCCTGTTTGTCAATTCAGGCCGCGATCAGCCCGTCTGCCTCGCCGAGGAAACCCCTGACGGCGCACGGATCGTTCGCCCAGTTGTCGAGGCGATTGTCGAGGAACTGCTGACCAACAAGATCGACGTGCTGGTCCTTGACCCGTTTGTCTCCAGCCACAGCGTCAGCGAGAACGACAACCGCGCGATTGACATGGTTGCGAAGGAATGGGCCAAAATTGCCGACCGCTGCAATTGTGCGATCAACCTGGTCCACCACGTGCGCAAGCAAAACGGCAGCGAAGTGACGGCAGAAAGCAGTCGCGGTGCCGTCTCGCTGATCGGCGCGGCTCGCTCGGTCATCGTCTATAACCGCATGACCAAAGAGGAAGGCGAGCGCGCTGGAATCGCACCTGACAAGCGCGGCTTCTATTTCCGCACCCAGAATGACAAGGCCAATCTTGCCCCTGCCGAAGCGGCTGACTGGCATCGCATGAACAACGTTGACCTCGACAATGGGGATAGCGTCGGCGTGGCCTGCCCCTGGCAGTGGCCAGACAGCTTCGACGGGGTTACGACATGGCACCTCAAGCAGGTCCAGCAGCGGGTTGCAGAGGGCGAATTCAGGGCCGACATTCGCAGCAAGGACAAGTGGGTCGGGAACGTCATTGCGGACGTTTGCAACATCGACATGAGCGGCGGTCAGCACCGCATTAAAGACATCCTCAAGCAATGGCTGGAGACGGACATGCTGCGGATCGTTGAGAAGCTCGACGCACAGCGCCGTCCGCGCGATTTCGTGGAGGTTGGCACATGGCACGTCGAATAATGGCTGATTTCTGCGGTTCTGCACGAACTGGAGCAAACTGGAGCGGAACTGGAGCACTGGACGCAGGACGCATTGATCGCGGTCCCCGGTGCAACATAGAATTGGCGGAAATCAGCCATTCTGGACCTGCTCCAGTTGGTTTCAATAACTGGAGCAAAACTGGAGCAAACTGGAGCAGCAAAGGGGCCAGTGCTCCAGTGGTATTCCCCCCCCTAAAGGGGGGGAATAACCACAACTGGAGCAGCGCCCCGGTCCGTTTGCAGAACTGGAGCGGGGAGTGCGGGGCATGAAACCGAAACAATGCTCTTGCGGGTCGGTGACGTTCACAATCGGCCAAGCGGAAACGCAAGTCGGGCGGATCATCTACCCGCATGTCTGTGTCAGATGCGATGCGGTGTTTGCAACCTATCAGGCCACGAAGGAAGAGGTCGCTGCCTATCGGGAAAAGTGGGGCGAGCCTGAACGCGTCTCGACACGAACCGAGCGCAAGCGAGCCGAGGGGATTGAATACCAAGCATCGCGGACGGCAGGGAAGGCTTGCGAGGTTTGCGGTTCAACCTGCAGCATCCATGAGCACCATTGGGCACCATTCCACCTGTTTGGCGATGAAGCTGGCGAGTGGCCGACTTCTTTCCTCTGCCAAAGTTGCCATGCTCGGTGGCACAGCGTCGTCACGCCGGGAATGGGTAAGCGCAAGGCATGACCGCCCTAACGATCTCCCTGCACGCGATAGAAAGATACCAAGAGCGCGTCGCCAATGTCCCCGCCGAGGAAGTCGTCGCCAGGCTCAACAGTCCCGCGATCCGTCTGGCTGCTTCATTCGGGGCGCGCTTCGTTCGCCTCGGCACCGGCCACCGCGTCGCCATCGTCAACCACACCGTCACAACCATCCTGCCGCCCGAACACTTCGGAAAGCAGATCAAGCGCGTCGGCCTCGGACGGTTCGGACGCTCTATCGACCAGCGCAAGGAACGCAGCAAATGGGCCTGACCCCAAAGCAAGAGGCGTTTTGTCTCGCCTACATCGAAACCGGGAACGCGTCGGAGGCTTATCGGCGCTCCTATGACGCGGGCCGAATGCAGCCCGCCACGATCAACGTCAAAGCCTCGCAGCTACTCGCAGACGATAAGATTGCGGTAAGGGTCGCCGAGTTGAAGGCCGCGCACGTTGAACGGCACAACGTCACGATCGACACGATCCGCGAAATGCTGGTCGAGGATCGCAAACTTGCCCGCGAACTCGAAACGCCTGCCGCTGCCGTTTCCGCGACAATGGGCCTGGCGAAACTTTACGGCCTGCTCACCGACAAGCTGGACGCGAAGGTCAACGAGAAGCGCACGGTCGTTATCAACTTTGGTGTGCTGCCGGAGAACGGCGCGCAGTGCTAATGCTCACCCGCCCGCAATTCGAGTTTGTGACCGCCGAGGACCGCTTCCCGGCGATGGTCGCTGGCTTCGGTGCGGGCAAGTCCCATGCGGCGATCTGGCGCGCCCTGCGGCTCAAATTTGCCTATCCAGAGCAGTCGGTCGCCTACTACCTCCCGACCTATGACCTTGTTGCCCGCATGGCCATGCCGCGCTTTCAGGAAACGCTCACCGAAATCGGCATTCCGTTCCGCATCAACAAAAACGACAGCCTGATCGAGATCGAGGACAATGGCTCGATCATTCTGCGCACGATGGACAACCCGGCGCGGATCGTTGCCTATGAAGTCGCGGACAGCATCCTCGACGAACTCGACACGCTGCCGACCGAGAAGGCGCGCGAGGTCTGGAACAAGGCGATCGCCCGCAACCGCCAAAAGAAACCGGACGGCGCTCCGAATACGGTCGGCGTTGCCACCACGCCGGAAGGCTTCCGCTTCGTGTATGAGCGCTGGCACAAGAACCCCGCGCCTGGTTATCGCCTGATCCGCGCGACCACCATGTCGAACGCGGCGAACCTACCCGAAGGCTACATCGACAGCCTGCGTTCGTCCTATCCGGCCAACCTTTTGGCCGCCTACCTTGATGGGTCGTTCGTGAATCTCACCAGCGGCTCGATCTACCACGAGTTCGATCGCGGCCTGAATGGCTGCGACACCGAGATCGCAGTCAGCGAACCGCTGCACATTGGCCTCGACTTCAACGTGACCAACTGCTCGGCCTCGGTGTTTGTCCTTCGCGGTGGAGAGCCGCACGCGGTCGATGAATTGACCGGCATCCTCGACACGCCCGCGATGATCGCCGCAATCAAGTCGCGTTACGAGGGTCATTCAATCTTTTGCTACCCCGACGCAAGCGGCGGTTCTCGCCGGTCAAACAACGCGAGCGAGAGCGATCTAGCCCTATTGCGCGCCGCCCGGTTCACCGTTCTTGCCCCAAGCGCGAACCCCCCGGTCAAGGACCGCATTCTTGCAGTTAATCAGATGATCCATTCCGAAGGCGCGCGACGCCTGAAAGTAAATGTGGATCGTTGCCCGATGCTGGTCGAAGCACTCGAAAAGCAAGCCTATGATAAAAACGGCGAGCCTGATAAAACGAGCGGCCTAGACCACATAACCGATGCTTGCGGATATTTCATCCACTACAAATTCCCGGTTCTCGCTCGGACGATGAAACGGATCAGGATAGGAGGTTTTTAATATGTCCGCAAAGTCAAAGGGTGTTCGCACCACCAACCCGACTTACGACAAACTCGCGCCGAAGTGGCAGCGCTGCTCCGATGTGGTTGACGGCCAGGACGAATTGCACAAGCGCCGCGAGGTTTACCTCCCCAAGCTGACCGACGAAACCGAGAGCGATTACAACGCGCGGCTCAAGCGGTCGGATTTCTTCAACGCTACGTGGCGCACGATTGCCGGTCTGGCTGGCATGGCATTCCGCAAGGAGCCGACGGTCGAAGTCCCCGCCGCAATCGAGCCTTATCTTGCCGACGTTGACCTTGCCGGGAATAGCCTGGACAAGCTGGCGAAGGGGCTGGTCGAGGATATGCTGGAATACGGCGCGTTCGGCTTGCTGGTAGATCACCCGCCCCGCCCCGATGGCATGACCCCGATCACGCAGGCCGTTGCCGAAGCCTTGGGATTGCGCCCGACGATCCAGTATTACGAGATCGAAAGCGTGATTAACTGGCGCTATGAGCGGATTAACAACGTCCACCAGTTGACGCTTGTGGTGCTGAAAGAAGCCGCTTCGGTCGCCGCCGACGAGTTTAGCCACGAAACCGAGGACCGTTACCGCGTTCTCGACCTGGTGCCGCTCATGGGCGAGGCAGGGCAATCGTGGGCCTATCGCCAGCGGGTGTTTCGCATCAACGACAAGAACGAGGACGAGCTGGTTTCGGAAACCTACCCGCAAATGAACGGGCGCGCTTTGCCGTATATCCCGTTCAAGATCGTGGGCCTACTGGACGAGCCGCCGCTGATCGACCTTGTGGACCGCAACATCGCGCACTACCAGGTCAACGCCGACTATCGCCACGGCCTGCACTTCACCGCCCTGCCCACTCTGTTCCTGACCGGGATGCAGGACGATACGCCGTTCTATGTCGGTTCGACCGCTGCGATCACGACCCCGATCCCCGACGCGAAGGCCGAATACGTCGAGTTCAAGGGGCAAGGCTTGGTGCCGATCGAGAAGGCGCTGGACCGGCTAGAGCGGCAAATGGCAGTTCTCGGTGCGCGCATGATCGCCGACGAAACCACGCAGGCCGAAACGCTCGGCGGCACGCAGATCAAGCGGGCGGGTGAAAACTCGATCCTTGCCTCGATCGTGCTTGAAGTCAGCGGCGCGCTCGAATGGGCGCTCGGTGTATTCGCCGAATGGGCGGGCGTATCGGGCGAGGTTCGCTATGAGATCAACCGCGACTTCAACCCGGCGGGCCTCGACGCGCAGCAAATGACGGCGCTCCTGTCTGCATTGCAGGGCGGCGGGATTTCGTTCGAGGACTATTTCCGCCTCTTGCAGCGCCATGACGTAATCGACGCGACAAAGACGTTTGACGAACACCAGGCACAGATCGAAATGCAAGGGTCTGTCCGGCCTTCAATGTCGGACCTAGCTGCATGATCGCGCCCGCACCTCGCCGTTATTCGACCTTCGATCCTGACTATAGCCAAAAGATCGGCGAACGGGTTAGGGTCACGGTCGATGGCGATCTGTTCCGCTGCGTCGTCGCGTATGACTGCGACGAAGGCTGGCTCGAAACGCTGGCGCATGATTACTACGGCGTTTCGGAGATCGTCAAAGGCGAGGTGCGGGTTAGGCGCTATCACGGAAAGATCGAGGCGGTGCTGATATGAGCGAACAAGCCTTAGCCGACGCGATCCTGCGCAACAGCCTGGAAATCCTCCGCTTGACGGCGGGGGAACAGGCGCGCGTCGATCAGGTCATGGTCGAACTTGCGCGGGAACTGCGCGACCTTGTGGCAACCGGGCGGCTCAATGCAGCGCAGGCCCGCGAGGTCAACGCGCTGATCCGGCAGGCCGAGGAAATCATAACGCTTGGCTACCAGCGCGCCGGGGCAACGGTTGACACCTATGCGCTGGCCGTTGTGGTCGCCGAAAAGACGCAAGAGATCATCGAGGACGCGATCCCCGCCACGGTGCGCCTGCCGAGCGATGCGCTGCTCTTGCAGCTAGGCAAAGACGTTCTGATCGACGGCGCACCGTCGAGCGCATGGTGGGCAAAGCAGGGCGAGGACTTAGCTTTCCTCTTTGCCGCGCAAGTTCGCATGGGGATCGCCAATGGCGAGACGCAAGAGCAGATCGTCGCGCGGATCGTCGGTCGGCGCGGCGAACCCGGCATCATGGAAACCGCCCGCCGCAATGCCCGCGCGCTGGTGCATTCCTCGACCATGACCGCAGCCAATCGGGCGCGGCTTGAGACGTTCAAGCGCAATAGCCGGATCATCAAAGGCGTGCGCTGGCTGGCAACGCTGGACGGCCACACTTGCCGCCGCTGCATGGCAATGGACGGGCAGGCTTGGAACCTCGACGGCGAGAAGATGAAAGGCACCACCAACGAATTCAAAGCGCCTCCTTTCCATTTTAACGATCGCTGCGTCCTGTCGCCGATCCCAAAGACATTCAAGGAAATCGGCCTCGATATTCCAGAGCCGCAAGTCGAAGGCCAGCGCGCATCGTCGCTCGGCCCGATCAGCGGCAAGACCACATTCGACGAATTCCTAAAGCGGCAATCGCGGGAATTCATCGAGCGCACCCTCGGCAAAGAGCGGGCGCAACTATTCGAGCAGGGGAAAATAACGGTCAAAGACCTGGTTAGCGGAACCGGGCGGGAACTGACCCTCGATGAACTCCGCAGACGTTAGGAGATACCCCCATGTCCGAAGCAACCTTCACCAAAGCCGACGTTGACGCAGCCATTGCAGCCGCAAAGGAAGCGCAGGACGAGAAGAACCGCGAACTGCTTGCCGAGGTGAAAGACCTCAAGAACAAGCTGCGCGCCACGCAGGAAATCAAGCCGGAGGACTTGACCGCAGCCGAAGCCCGCGCGGAAAAGGCCGAGGCGGCGCTCAAGGAAGCGCAAAAGCAGATCGGCACACTGACCAAGGAACGCGAGAACCTGGCTAAGACGCTGGAAGCCGAAAGCGGTGCAGCCCGGTCCTATGCGCTGGAAGCCGAGATCAGCGATGCGATCGCCAAGGGCAATGTTGTTCCGGCGCTCGTCCCTGCGTTCAAGGCGATGATCCAGCAGCAGGCGAAGGCCGAACTGGTCGATGGCAAGTATTCGGTCACGATCGGCGACAAGGCCGCGCGCGAGTATATCAGCACCTATCTGGACAGCGACGAAGGCAAGGCGTTCAAGGTCGCCAATGCCAACCACGGCGGCGGGGCAACCGGCGGCAAGGGAAATGGTGCCGGAGCCAAGCAGATCACCCGCGCCGAATACAACGCCTTGAGCATCGCCGAGCAGGCCACGATCGGCATGGCAGCGGCAAAGGGCGAGATGCAGATCATCGAGCAGGCGGCTTAACCAGCTTTGCGGAGGGTCAACGGGGCGGTTCAATTCGCCCCGTTGACTTTCGCGCCAACATATAGGATTCTGCGCAACCGAGACAGGCAGCGCCGTCTCAACTCCCCGGCAGCGCTGGGACCGCTAATAAAGGCAGCGCCTTTTGCGGCTTTCCCCACAATCGCACACCGGAGAGCCAATCATGGCAAACACCCTCACCAACCTGATTCCGACCGCTTACGCGGCCCTCGACAATGTTTCCCGCGAACTGGTCGGCCTGATCCCGGCTGTTACCCGCGATGCTACCGTCGAGCGCGCTGCCGTTGGCCAGACCGTTCGCAGCCCTGTCGCTCCCGCCGTTTCGACCGGCAACATTACCCCCGGCGTTACCCCGCCGGATGATGGCGACCAGACCATCGGCAGCGTCTCGCTCTCGATCTCCAAGGCCAAGCGCGTGCCGATCCGCTGGAACGGCGAAGAACAGCGCGGCCTGAACAACGGCGGACCGGGCGTTGGTTCGATCTTGCAGGACCAGTTCCAGCAGGCTTTCCGCGCTCTGGCAAACGAAGCCGAAGCCGACCTCGCAGCCCTGTATGCCTCGGCCTCGCGCTCGTATGGCGTTGGCACCACCGTTCCGTTCGGCACGGCTGGCGACTATAGCGACGCTTCGAATGTCCTGAAAATCCTGCTCGACAACGGCGCGCAGTCGATGGACCGTCACCTGATCCTGAACACTGGCGCGGGCGCAAACCTTCGCGGCAAGCAGGGCGGGCGCGGCGTTGACGCGGAAGGCACCGACCGCATTCTGCGCCAGGGCGTTCTTATGGACATTCACGGCTTCGCAGTCCGCGAGTCCGCGCAGATCAAGACCCACACCAAGGGGACCGCATCGGGCGCAACCACGAACACCGCTGGCTATGCTGTCGGCGCGACCACGATCACGCTGGCCTCGGCTGGCACCGGCACGATCGTTGCTGGCGATAGCATCACCTTTACCGGCGATACGAACCAGTATCTTGTCGTTTCGGGCGATGCGGACGTTTCGGGCGGCGGCACGATCACGATTGCGGCTCCCGGCCTGCGCCAGGCGATCCCGGCTTCGGCGACGAATATCACCGTCTCCGCAACCGGCCCGCGTTCGATGGCCTTCACCCGCGACGCAATCGTGCTGGCTCACCGCCTGCCTGCTCTGCCGGAAGGTGGCGACCTCGCCGTCGATCGCCAGGTTGTGCAAGACCCGGTTTCGGGGCTGGCCTTCGAAATCGCCATGTACGCGCAGTACCGGCAGATGCAGATCGAAGTTTCGGCAGCTTGGGGCGTTGCCTGCGTCAAGCCTGAAAACCTCGCTCTCCTCCTCGGCTGATAATGGGTTGACCGGGGGCTTCGGCTCCCGGTCGCCTATCTAGGAGGCGCAACCATGCACGACCTCGAAGAAGCTATCGCAGCCGGTCAGATCATCAAGTGCAAGCCTTGGGGCAAGGACCAGGGCGATTTCGTTCTCGTCAATGCGAGCGATTTCGACCCGGCTTTCCATGTTCGGCTCGGCAGCGATCCCCTCGATCACGACGGCGACGGCAAGAAGGGCGGCTC